CCCGCCAGTTGCATCAACTAAGGGCGACTATTACGTTGTAAGCACGGCTGGAACGCAGTTTAGCATTACGTTTGGCGTCGGTGACTGGATTATTAGCAACGGCACGGCTTGGGAGAAGGTGGACTTGACGGACGCTGTTTCCAGCGTGTTTGGGCGCACAGGCGCGGTGGTGGGGGATAGCACCGATTATTCCGCTGTTGGCATTACAAACACGGCTATTGGGGCTTCTAGCCCATCTACGGGTGCATTTACAAGTCTATCATCGTCCAGCACCACCACGCTTAACGGCACCACCATTCCGGCCTCCAAGACCTTGGTGGTAACGACGGACAAGCTTTCGGCTTTAGCAGCCACAACTTCGGCAGAACTTGCCGGTGTAATTAGCGACGAAACGGGCTCTGGTGCGCTGGTGTTTGCGACCAGCCCTACGCTAGTCACGCCAAACATTGGCGTAGCAACAGGGACATCGCTGGCGGCGGCTTTGAACGGCAGTCTGGGAGCGACGACGCCGAGCACGGTAGCGGCGACGACCGGCAACTTTTCCAGCACTCTGTTTGCGGGCGGAGTCACGACCTTGCGCGGTGCGAATGTGCCAATTGCAAACAACTCCGGATTTCTTATCGTGGGGTCGAGCGATGCAGCCGCCGCAGACCTCGGAGGTTCACTTGGGTTTACCGCCAACACGACAAGCCTCTCGAATTACCCGATGGGCAACATATCGGCGCGTCTCATTGCTACCGGCGCAGGTGTTTATCGGTCCTACATGGCTTTTGCCACGACCGACGCGGTTGGAGCTGTCGCCGAACGCATGCGGCTAACTGACACCGGCCTAAACTCCACGGCCATCGGAGCGACAACACCGTCCAGTGGGGCTTTCACAACGGTGTCGGCTACGGGAGTTGCTTCCTTCCTTGGTCTAAAAGCTCAAAAAGCCACCGCAACATCTGGGTTTGTATCTGTTATAGACGAAGGCGCAAATGTGTATAATGTTTTAGGCTCTCGCAACAATGCTGACAGTGCTTATCTGCCATTAGTTATCCGTGGCACTACGGTGACGCTTGGTGCAACGTCAGACATTGTTGCCGTAAGTTCCACCGGCCTCGCCGTGACTGGGGCGTTGAGCGCGACGACAAATATTAAAACTACTGGTTCTCAAAGCGTGCTTGGCTGGAATAGTCCCGGTTGGTCAGGAGGATTAGAAGCCACTATGGTCTGCAATGTAAACGTAGGTATGACCGGAAGTGGAGATTTTATTGGTCATTACGTTCCATCAGGAAAGGGTTGGACGTGGGTTTATGGTGCAAACGCGCAAGCGATGAACCTGACCGCCACCGGCTTGGCAGTGACCGGGATATCTGGCGCGACAAGCACCGTGTACAGCGGAAGCAGTTCAGTAAATGTGACAGTAGGCTCAACGGATGGCGCGCTCCTTGGGAATGATGGATATGTGGTGGCAAGCAATAACGGTAATCCACCGTTGCAACTTCGTCGCAGAACTTCGGACGGCACTATTGCGCTTTTCTACCGCGACACCACAAACGTCGGCAATATCAGCGTCACGACTACTGCCACTACATTTAACAGCCTCTCAGACTATCGCCGCAAATCCAACGTCCAAGACCTCACTGGCAGCGGTGCGTTTATCGACGCTCTAAAACCGCGCTCTTTTAATTGGGACACCGGTGCCGCTGCTGTTGGATTTATTGCACACGAATTTGCCGAGGTTAGTCCTTCCTCTGTTACTGGTGAAAAGGATGCCGTCGATACGGATGGGAAGCCGGTCTATCAGTCGATGCAGGCCAGCTCCACTGAAGTCATCGCCAACCTTGTTGCCGAACTCCAATCCGTCCGCGCCCGCCTTGCCGCTTTAGAATCCAAATAACATGACCACCGAACAAGCACTCCAGAACCTATACGCAGCCGCCCGCCTTGCCCCGTTAAAGGCCGACGATCACGATCTCATCCGCAAGTGCGCGGAAGCCATTGCCGAGGCTTTAAAGCCTAAGGAACCGAAAGCCGAGTAACATGGCCGGAACCTCCGACACCAATTGGCGCAGCTACGTTGGTCCGAAGGACAACGGGCTGACGGTGAACGCGGCTGAGTGGCAGGCTCCGCTCGATCCCGAAAACTACGACGATCTCGTAAAGGGATCGCACGTGGAAAACCTATGCGTGTCGGGTCTCACCATTCCAGCCAGCCGGGAGGACTCGATAGACTTCGTGCGCGGCAACGATTATGTCGTCCAGCATTGCATCGTTCAAGGGTCGATTACCGCCAAAGGCTCAATCGACGGGCTATCGCTCTACGGGTGCTCCATCAGCGGCACGATTGAGTTGGGGCAATACGACAACTACTGGAGCCGAGGCCGCGCTCCAACACGCAACGTTTCAATTCTCGACTGCACCTCACCAGACGGCTCGCCGATTCGCGTGAAGCTCTGGGATGCGGAGGAGCCGTTTGTGCAGAATACCAACGTAAAGCTCACCAAGATACCAAAGTTCATTTGGTGGCCCTATTTCTTGTTCCGTCGCCTTACCAACCCTAAAGCCGCCTAACCATGCTTGACCTTCTTACCAACGCATTAGGCGGCGGCGCGCTCGGAGTTATCTTACGCATTGGTAATGGGTTCTTTGAGAACTACAAAGCCGGTCAAGATCACAAGCGAGAGCTAGAGAAGGCCAAAGCTATGGCTGAAATTGCGGCTGATAAAGCTCAATGGGAAGCATTCACTGCTAGTCAAAATGCGGCGATTGCACCTGTAAACACCGCACCTTGGGCGGCGAATGTCATTACTCTGTTTCGTCCAGCCATCACCCTTCTGCTCCTTATTCTTGTCACCATTGTGTTCTTTAATGTCCCGGCTTTTGAACAGGCTGACATGGTGGACGAGGTGCAATTCGCGGCTTTTAATTGTGTAGGCTGGTGGTTTGGCGACAGGATGACCCGTAAGCGATGAACTCCTACGAAAAAGACATCTTAGTGGCATCCACTCCAGCAGCAGCCTCATTGGGCCTGAGCCAGATTAACAACCTCATTGGCATCATTGGCGGTCTAGTGGGATTGGTCTATCTCATTTGGAAATGGCACAAGGAATACAAGAAGAATGAACCCTCGTAAGCTACCCTGTAACAGCCCAAGGCGGGATATTAGCGGCGGAAAGAAGTCCGTAGTTCGCGCCTGTGCCAATGGGAAGTCCAAGGTCATACGTTTTGGCGACGCCAACATGACCATCAAGAAAAGCGTGCCTGCCCGTAAAGCCTCCTATTGCGCTCGTTCTGGGGGCATTAAAGGCACCTCCAATAAACTGTCAGCCAACTACTGGAGCCGTAAGGCTTGGTCGTGTTAATATATTTTTATGATGATGAAAAACGGAAAGTATATGTCGAAAAAGCAAATGATGAAGCACGAGAAGAAGGAGAAGAAAGAGAACAATAAGAAGGACTACGAGGGCTTTGGCAAAGCAGCCTACGGCAAACGTAAGCCCAGCTTGTGAAGTCCACGGTAAACAGCGCAGGGGTTTACACCAAGCCCACCTTACGGAAGCGCATCTTTGAATCCGTTAAGGCTGGAAGCAAGGGTGGTAGGCCGGGGCAATGGTCGGCCCGTAAAGCACAACTTATGGCTGTCCGCTACAAAAAACAAGGTGGCGGCTACAAGACGGCCAAATGAAGCCCCAACAGCGCAGCCTAGTTAATTGGACCAGCCAGAAATGGCGCACGTCTTCAGGCAAGCCCAGTCTGAAAACTGGAGAACGCTACCTACCTTCAGCAGCTTTCAAGGGGTTGAGCCGAGCTGAAATTGCGGCCACCAATGCGGCCAAACGTAAGGGAATGAAGGCTGGTAAGCAGTTTGTAAAGCAACCTAAGTCCATTGCGCGTAAGGCTGCGGCCTACCGTTAATCATGTTTCTGCCAAAAGAAAACAACCTGAGCGGTAGGGTATGATGGAACAATGGCTCGTTACAATACTTTTGGCGAAAAAGACAATCAGTTCAATGATGAGGTGGACGTTGGGTTTTCACGAATCAATGCCCGATTGCGCCCCGATCAACTAAAGACTGGCGAGCTGGCTGTGTCCATTAACGGACGCATGGACATTGATGGGGCTTGGCAACCGCGAAAAGGGTCTAATGCTTTTGGGCCTCAACTTGGCAATAGTGGTGAAGCGTTAATTGTCCCGTTCTACGTTTGGACCAACCGCACCATTACCAGTGCGACTCGTAGCACAATAACGGTTAGCATTACAACCTCTGCTGCTCACGGGTTTATTACAGGCACGCAAGTGGGTATCTCTGGGCTTACTGGAACAGTTGATCCCAATGGCAATCGCACTGTAACCGTAACTGGTTCAACAACATTTACATTCACCATCACGGGTGCTACGGGTAGCGAAACCTATACAATTGGAGGCAGTAACTTTGCTGGGGCTCCTCTTCTAAGCAGTAACATTAACAACGCCTACGGCTCTTGTTTGTTTTCTGATCCTTCAGATGACAACGATGAATACTTTGTTCTTGCCCTCAATTCTAAAGCTATTGCTGTTAATTGCGCGACAGCAACTACAACCGACATTGCCTATCCATCCGGTATCACCATAACGGACGATGTTGAGATGATTCAAGCGTTCAACAAGGTGTTCATTTTCCGAGATGGGCTTACGGCACTCTCTTGGAATGGTAGCCTTGTAAGTAGTCCCGCCTTTGCTAAAGTGGCCAACGGCTCCTACGCTAACACGACGTATTACGAAGCCAACAACAACACATCCATTGCGGATGGTGTGGCTACGGTAAGCGAAACAGCTCACGGTCTTTCTGTTGGTCGCAAGATTTTTGTCATTGATAATGGCACAACTGCTTTGGTAGAAAATGGTGTGGGTTACGTTGTTGCGTCAGTTCCCACCGCTAATAGTTTCACTTTCTTTGCCCAAGTTGCAGATCATGCAGCCCACAAGGTTATTTATTCTGTGGCTCAGTCACAGGGTATTGGCTTTGTTCATATGCCCGCGCCCCCGTGGGGAGTCTATCACCAACGCCGCATCATTGCCCCCTACTACTACACCTCTACGGGAACATCTGGTAGTGAAGTAATTACTAGCCGCAACGTCAGGGATGAGTTGATATTCTCAGACATTTTTGATTCAGACACATATGACCACATCCAAAATCAATTCAAGGTTACGGCTGGCATTGCAGACTACCTCCAGTATGTCCACCCGTTCACTGACGACAATGCTGTGGTGCTCAATCGCAATAGCATTCATCTTCTTAGCGGGCTATCAGGTAGCCTAACGGACATTACGCTTAAAGAAATTACACGCGAAGCTGGGCTTGTGGCCCGTCGTTCCGTTGTAACCATTGCCAATCAAATCTTCTTCCTTTCAGACAACGGTGTTTACGCAACAGCCTTCGGCGACCTCTATAATCTTCGCGGAGCAGGACTCCCGTTGTCTGACCCAATTGATCCAATCATTCGCCAAATTAACAAGGCGTATGCTGATAAGTCGGTAGCTATCTACCACAACAATCGCTATTACATTGCCGTTCCGTTAAACGCCTCCATCTACAACAATGCCATATTGGTTTACAACTTACTCAACCAAGGCTGGGAAAGCATTGATTTAATTGAACAGGAGGGCTGGGACGTAGCCAACTTCATTACTTCTAGTGCTGGTGGAGTTAACAGGCTTTTTGCCATCAACCGATTTGGCGGCATTAATGAGGTGGAGTCTCGCGTTGATGACGTTGATAACATCTACACCTTCCCCGGCCTTCCCTCCAAGTTCTTCCATGTTGAATCCGAAGCGTTAACTCGTGAGTTTACGTTCCAAAGCCCAGAGCGTAAGAGGTTTAACAGTTTTGAAATCCATACGGAATCTAGTGAAACAAACGACTCTGACGCTCTAATTGAAGGTGTGTCTGAGAATTTAGATAGCGACTTTGAACTCGGCACCGTATCAGGCATTCTTGGTGAAGTGCTTCCAGTAGGTGAAGACTCATCCTTGCGTGGTAGAATTGGAAACATTCGGGCTTACGGAATGCAACTTCGATATACTCCGACTGCTGGACGACCAAAGTTGCGTTTAGTAAAACTCACAGCATCACCTACATTCAGAGCATTAACACAAGCCTCATAACATGGCAATTCTATCCAAAGGAGCAACGATTGTTGCCGACACGCAAGTTAGTGCAACCAACCTCAATAACTTGGTAGATGCAGCTACGTTTGTATCTGGTGCGGTTGACGGCACTACCACTCAGCTTTCAAGTGGAGCCATCATTGTTAAGGACGGCGGCATCACCCCAGCCAAAATAAGCACGGGTGGCCCTAGCTGGACAAGCGGTGGCACGGTGTCTGCCACAGCATTCTCTGGTCCCCTTACGGGAGCTGTAACAGGTAATGTTACAGGTAACGCTTCAACAGCAACAGCTTTTGCAACAGCGCGAACCATCTCAATTACTGGTGATCTTGCTTACACATCTCCTAGCTTCGATGGCACGGGTAACGTAACGGCGGCAGGAACCTTAGCAACTGTTGCTTCTGCTGGAACAACAGGTAGCTCCACCGCGATTCCAGTAATTACGATTAACGCCAAGGGTTTAACAACTTCTATCACCACTGCGGCTGTCATTGCCCCGGCTGGCACATTAAGCGGTGCAACCTTGGCTTCAGGCGTAACCGCCTCAAGTTTAACGAGTGTTGGCACGCTTTCAGGGCTTACGGTTTCTGCTCCAATTTCTGGCAGTGTAACGGGCAACGCGGCGACGACAACGGCGTTGCAGACGGCTCGCACCATTAACGGGGTGAGCTTTAATGGAACGGCAGACATTACCGTTACAGCAGCAGCAGGCACATTAAGTGGCGCAACGCTGGCTTCGGGTGTAACCGCTTCAAGTCTTACGAGTGTGGGCACACTTGGTAGTCTCACTGTCACCAATCCAATTACCGGCTCCGTAACAGGAAGCAGCGGAAGCACCACCGGCAATGCTGCTACGGCTACTAAAATTGCGAGCATTACCAATTCTGACATTGTTCAATTAACGGCCAGCCAGACATTAACAAACAAAACCCTAACCGCCCCAACTATTACGGGAGCTGGAGCCATTGCGGGTAATTTTACAGGCCCAATTACGGGTAATGTCACTGCCAGCGTTGCCGAAATTACGTTGCTTTCTTTGATCCCCGATTTTGGCTATCCTACGAGTGGAACTATCACCCTAAATCTTGCGGCTGCAAGCAATGCCAAAATTGAACTGGGCGGTAATAGCACGTTTGCGCTTTCTAGTATTGCTAGTGGGCAAATAAACATTGTGGCCCTAAAGAACAATACAGGTGGAAGTATTAACACTACTTGGCCGGCTTGGACCTCTGCTGGTGGCACATTCCCCGCTTCCCTAACATCTGGGCAAGCAATGGTTGTTTCGCTCTATTCCTACGGCTCTACCACAGCAAGCGTTTACGCAGTTTCTTCTATCTAATTTTATGCCCTACGACCCACAGACAGGCGAGTATATACCCGACATGGGGCAAGGACCGGCGGTTAACGCTCCTGCGTCCAACCCGTTTGGATTTGATCCCGGCCAAGCCACTCGTGACTATCTTGCGGGCATAGCCAACCCACAGACGCTTACAGCCCTCCTTGGGGCGGAAGCTGCGGCCCGTCCTCAATTGGGTGCTCAGGGACTTAGAGACCTTAGCCAATTTCAGTCAGGCGCACCACAATTTAATGTTCAGGCGTTTCTTGCTGCTCGGCCCGACATCCTCAATAATTTCAACAATGCTAAGGATGACTATTCCAGAATGTATGGAGGTCTTGAGCAATATGCTAAGGCTGCTGCTGAAGCCGAAGGGCTTACACCTCAGTTTACAACTACCCAAGGTGGTAGCCTCGATCTTCTAAAACAAGCTGCTGGTGTTACGAGTGGCATAGAGACGGCGGCAAATACCGCCCTACGAACAGCGGGAGCGGCGGATGTTGCTGCTTTGGCTCCTCAACTTGCGGCCACCTACAATCAACTAAACCCAGAGATTCAAGCGAGCTTACAACGCGCTGAAGGTTTGAGTCGAGTTCCTGATGCCTACGCTCCAATGCGGACGGCGGCTTTTAACGCTCAACAGTTTGGTGATCTTCAGTTCAATCCAGCCCAAGCCTCTTTGTTAGGTAGTGCTCCGCAAGTAGATCTAGGTGGATACAACGCCGCACAAGTTGGGGCTCAGGGTTACAATCCCACACAGGCTTCTGCACAAGGTTATAACGCGGCCCTAGCGCAGTCTCAGGGCTACAATGCCCAACAAGCCTCGGCTCAAGGATACAACGCTGCTCTATCCCAATCCCAAGGCTACAATGCCGCATTAGCTCAATCCCAAGGCTACAACGCCGCTCTAGCTCAATCTCAGGGCTATAACGCTCAACAAGCACAGTCGCAAGGCTACAATGCCGCTCTAGCTCAATCGCAAGGTTATGACGCTGCACAGGCCCAATCACGAGGCTATGACGCTGCTCTAGCTCAATCACAGGGTTACGACGCTGCTTTAGCTCAATCACGCGGCTATGACGCTGCACAGGCTCAATCGCAAGGCTATCAATCTCAAGGTTATACCCCACAAGGCTATCAAGCTGCTCAAGCTGGTGCTGGTATGCAGGCGGAGGCTGAGCGTTTGGCCCGTGGTCAACTTGGTCAGTCACTTTATGCTCAGGCTTTACAGGCTGGTCCAAGCCAAGCCGCTCAGCTCCTTGGTAGCCGTGCGGCAGAATTTGCCGTTAGCACAGGTCAGCTTTCCCCTGAAGAACTGAGAAACATTCAGCAAGGCACCCGCGAAGCCTATGCTGCTCGTGGTATTGAGATGAGCAATCCAGCCATTGCTGCTGAGGCTGCGGCACGATCCGGAGCAATGCGTCAACGTCAGGCTGAAGACCTAGCTCAAGCTGCTGCTCTCAATCAGGCTTATACCCAAGACCTTTCCGCCAATCGTCAATTTGGCACAAATCTCTATGGTCAGGAAATTGGATTGCAGCAAGCCAACCAACAGGCCGCGCTTCAGGCTGCTCTTGCCAACCAACAGACAGGTCAAAACTTGTCTTTGGCCAACCTTCAAGCCGTTAACCAAGCTGGTCAATTTACCGCTGGTTTGGGTGCTGAGGCTGCTCAGTTTGGTGCTAATGCAGCCAATCAATCTGGTCAGTTTGCGGCTACTGCTGCAAATCAGGCTGCGTTACAGAATGCTCAGTTAGCTTCTCAGGCTGGTCAGTTTGGAGCTAGTGCATTTAACCAAGCTGCAATTCAAAACGCTCAAAACATTTCTCAAGCAAATCAGTTTAGAGCAGCTTCCGCTAATCAAGCAGCCATACAAAACGCTCAGAATCTCTCTCAAGCTAACCAATTTGGAGCCGGTGCCTTTAATCAGGCTGCAATTCAAAACGCTTTGCTTGGCTCTCAAGCTGGCCAGTTTGGTGCATCTTCAGCCAACCAAGCTGCATTGCAGAATGCTCAGAACATTTCTCAGGCCAACCAGTTTGGAGCTAGTGCGTTTAATCAGGCTCAGTTGCAAAACGCTTTGCTTGGCTCTCAAGCTGGGCAATTTGGCGCATCTTCATTTAATCAAGCTGCATTGCAGAATGCTCAGAACATTTCTCAGGCCAACCAGTTTGGTGCATCCTCGGCCAATCAAGCTGCTTTACAGAATGCTCAGAACATTTCTCTGGCTAACCAATTCGGGGCATCATCCGCCAACCAAGCAGCTATACAAAATGCTCAGAACATCTCCCAAGCCAATCAGTTTGGAGCTGGCGCACTAAACCAAGCTGCTTTGCAAAATGCGCTACTTGGCTCGCAGGCTGGGCAATTTGGCGCATCTGCCTTCAATCAGGCTCAATTACAGAACGCTCAGAACATCACTGGAGCCAATCAATTTGGGGCAGGGGCTCAAAATCAACTTAGCCTAGCCAATCAAACCGCGTTGAATCAGGCGGGTCAATTTGCGGCAGCATCCCAAAACCAAGCCAATCTTTCTAACCAAGCTGCACTCAATCAAGCAGGTATGTTCCGAGCTGAGGCTGGCAATCAAAGCCAGCTTACAAATGCTCAGCTACAAGCCCAGTATGCTATGGCCAATCAGGGCGCGGCCAATCAGTTCTCCCTCGCAAATCAGGCTGCGGGCATGGACGTTAATGCTCAGAACCGTTTGTTTGCCGCCAATCAGCAACAGCAGAACATCTCCAACCTTGGTCTAATTGGACAGGCTGACTCGGCCACCGCTGAAGCCAACAGGGCTTATGCCCTCAACTTGGCTCAAGGCTATCGTGGCGCGGCGTATGACCCAACGGCTATGCTTCTAGGTCAACAGAGCAATGCCGGTCAAACCGCTGCTCAACAGCAAGGATATGCTCTGGACTTGGCTAAGACGTTTAACACCCCCACAACCTACAATCCAGACACGGGTATTAACTTGGCGTTGGCCAATCAGGCTAACATCACCAACCGGGACATTGCCCAGCAGTCCGCTGCTGCTCAATTGGCGGCTGCTAAGGCTGGTGCTTCTGCTACAAAAACTGCTGGTGTTGCTTCTGGTGTTGGTTCATTGTTGGGCGGCGCAGCCGGTGTAGCCTTGGCTACAAAAGCAATTCCGGCTATCTTCGCCTTTTAATGCAATACCAAAACAAGATTGATTATGCTCATGCCCTCATTGAGCAAACGCTAAAACGTGCCCAAAATCCAGCAATCATGTGTTCCTTCGGTAAGGACAGCATGGTTGTTCTAGATTTGGTTCTAAGACACATCCGCAATATCCCGGTGATATTTCACCGAGAGGCATTCCAGCCACATAGGTATCGCTTTGCAAACAGCGTCATAGATAGTTTCAATCTAACTGTTTATGACTATCCTCCATTAAACACTGAAATTCAAGAACATAACGGAGAAGTTGAGATAGTCAATTACTACTCAATAGGCAAGCAAACCTGCTTGGTTCCAACAGGGATTCGCGCACCACAGGCGGGAGAACAGTTTGTTTGCGGCCTAAAAGACATCTATCTCAAGCCAACGGGTTCATTCAAATACCCTTGGGACTTTGTTTTTCATGGCCACAAGTCCACGGATAGCGACCCGATCTACGGGAGTGTTCCATTAAATTCAGACATTGCCGTAAACCTTGAGAGCGCAAGTGCGGCCTTTCCCATTAGGATGTTTACGGATGACGATTTATGGCGATACACCGAAGAGAACAGCGTCCCTATTCATCACACCCGATATGTGAAGGAGAACGGCAAATGGAAAGAGCGCGAGGACAAGAGCATGAATCCAGACTACTTCTCGGCCTGTACCGCTTGCATGAACAAGTCTTCACCCAACTCCGTGCCGTGCCCAAAGATGGGCGGAGCCCTGGTAAGCAATGTTTCCGAGCAACTTCGGTGGGCTGCTAGAATAGACCCAGTTTACATGAGGCAGTAACAACACTTATTTTTATGATTGGAAGCACAGTAAATCCCGCACTAGGCCGCATTGACTACTCCCCTATCACTCAGGGTGCCCAATCTGCTGCCCAAAGCATTCAGAATGCTGGTCAGGTCACTGGTCAGATGTTTGCCAACCTTGGACAACAAGTTAGCAGCGGCATCATAGCCACCAAGACCCACTTGTGGAGCAGCGCCAAGCAAAGAGGCTTGAGCTGGATTGAACTGAAGGTTGCCAAACTGTTGAGCGTTCTGGATGGCAGAGCGCATCCCGGCATACTGATCTGCACCACCCTGTAAGGTTTCAGCCCGTTGTAGGCTACCAAGAACCTGTGGGTTAATTTGGTTGTAGGTGGCAGCAAGCTGAGGAGCAAGAGCGGCAACATCAGCCGCGCCAGCAGTACGAAGGGCAGTATTTGCCGCTGTCTCTACGCCACTGGTAACACCACCAGCTTGTTTAAGGAGATCAAGAGAGCCGCCTGTTCTAGCAGTGAACTGTGGCGTAAGCCCTTCCGCATCAGCAGCAGCCTTGGCATATTGCTCCAAGGTGCCGTACATCTGGGCATAACCGGGGTCGTTGCGATAGTTCGCCAGAATGTCTGGACGAGCGGCAAGAAATGCCTGTGGGTCAAACGCAGCAGCACCAGCGGTATATTGGCCAATGTCCTGAAGACCAAGAGCACCAAATTGAGGACGGGCAGCAGCCTCAGCACCCAACAGAGCCGTAAGGGTTTGGGGGTTGGCTACGCCAGCGAGATAGTCGCGGGTAGCTTGGCCGGGGTCAAAACCAAATGGGTTGGCAGCAGGAACATTTGTTGGGTCAGCAACCATGTCTTGCTCATACTCGCCTGTCTGTGGGTTAAAAGCCATAAAATTAGAGGGAAGATACTGCGTAAACGCTACCTGTGGTTGTGCCGTAGGAGTGGAGTTTCACCACCATTGCCTGACCCGCTGTAAGGGAAGCTGGGAAACTGCCACCAGCAGAAGTCCAAGCTGGCCAACTTGTCGTGATGGTTCCACCCGTATTGTTCTTGAGGGCCACAATGTTTATTTGGCCGCTGGCAATACCAGAAATTGCAAACGTGCTATTGCCACCAAGTTCAATGACGGCATTACTAGCAGCCGCCAAATTGAGTGTAATGCTTCCGCTTGTTGGGTAGCCCGTATCGGGTACTAAAGAAACCAGTGTAATGCTAGCAACACTAGCAATGACATTACCCGTGAGTGGGCCTGTAAAACTACCAGCAATGGCTCCAGCTCCCGTAATGGTTGGAGCGGTTAGGGTTTTGTTTGTCAGCGTCTGGCTTGCTGTTAGTTGAACAATGTCCGAATTGGTGATGCTTGCAATCTTTGTAGCCGTAGAAGCATTGCCCGTAACATCGCCCGTTACATTTCCAACCACCGCGCCCGTGTGCGTACCCGCGCTATTGCCCGTTAAATTGCCTGTAACATTGCCTGTGACGGCTCCAGCAAGGGGGCCAGAGAACGCTGTGGCGGATAGTGTGCCGCCGCCTGTCCAGCTAGGGCCACCTGTGCTTAGTTTGGCTGGGGTGATGCCGCCATCCTTAACAATGATGGCTCCACCAGAAAGCTGTGTGGTTGTGCCATCAACGGCACCAGATACGAACGTAGCCGCATCAACCAAATTATTGAGGTTGGTTGCACTAATCTGTGTATCAGCAACAAT